TATTAAATCAATTATATAGTAAATTAAACATATTAATAAACTTAAATAAATAAAGTTATGGAAACATTACAAGAATTGTACTCTTTTTATATAGAAAATTGTGTAGATGAAGATAAGAACGAAATACCTTTACCTTATAAAGAATGGGTAATTAATTATGGAAAACAAGAATTAGAATTTAATAAATAAAATCATGAAAAAAGAAAGATTAGTAACAATATCAAATAGGAGTGTATATCATAAATATGCAGAGGTAACTATACCTCTTCCTAAACATATCAAACAAGAAGATGTAGCAGAGTGGTTATTTGAAAATGAACATTTATATACAGATGATTTAGACCAACGATTACATGAATCACAATATCATTTTGGACTTGGGTTAGATTATGATGCAAATAATTATCACAAATCTAACTTTAACGAAATGCAATCAGAAAGCGAAACGAGGTACGATATAGAGGGTGAAAAATATGGAGGTCATTTATAAACATGGGAAAGTATTATAACAAATTTTATAGGAATTTTAAAAAATGGGATAAAGATATATTAGTGTCAAATTGTTGTGGAACTGAAACAGAACATGACATTTGCCCCACTTGTAAAGAGGGAACAACTTTAGTAACAGAAAAAGAGTTTGAAAGAGTAGATTATAATTGGAGGGAACACATTTGGAAAATTAATTAACATTTCGTAACTTTATGTAAACTTTTAAAACAATTAATATGAATAAAACAGAAAAAAACTTACAAGACTTAAAAAAAGCATGGAACATAGACAATAAAAATAAAGAGTTTGAATGGGTATTTATGACCAAAGAAGAAAAAGAATATTTTAAAAAGTGTTGTAAACTTATGTATAATAAATCTAAAAAATTATGAAAATAGAAATTAACCCTGAACATTTGGCTCATAGATTAGCTATGGATAAAGTGGAAAAAAAATATCAAGACTTAGACATTAGTCCTTACATAGAAAATTGTGTTGAGTATATTGGCTGTTCGTTCACTGAGGTTGCACAAAGGGACTTTGATAAACACAAAGATAAATATTTAAAATTAATCTTAGAAAAATAAAAACTAAAAACAACATGAAAAAAAATCAATCACCAGAATTAAGAAAAATAGTAAATTCTGTATGCACTAATTGTAGTGTAACTTCAAATTTATTATTTAGAGATAAACACGCAAGAAAATTAGAACATATTGTTAGGGCAAGGCAAATGTTAGTAGCAATATTATGGAACGAAAAAGGACTAACCAACTATGCAATAAGGGATATATTAGGATATAAAAATCATGCGTCTGTAATACACGCAAGAAAACAACATGAGCAAGACAATAAAAATAATTTTAAGTACAGAAAAACTTATGGAAAAACATTACTTGATTTAGGTATTCAAAATGATTATTCTATTGACATTGGAAAACAATTAAAAGAACAAAAGAAAATAAACAATGTACTTAAGAGGTTATACGAAAATGAGAAAAAAGACTGCGAAAGAATAAAAAAAGAATTAGCAGATTTAAGAAAAAAATATTTACTTTAATTAGTATTTAATAAAATAATTTTACTATATTTGTAAAATAAGTTTAATTTAATTTAATAAACATGAAAAGAAATCTAAAAACAATTAATATCAAAGGTAAGGAATATGTTGAAGTCAATGAAAGACTTAAATATTTCAGAGAAAACTACAAAGACTACGCATTAACAACAGAAGTTCTACAATGCACAGAAGAACACTGTGTAATGAAAGCTAGTATATTTAACGCAGAGGGTGTTGTAATAGCAACAGGTCATGCACACGAAACAAGAGGTTCAAGTTATATTAATAAAACATCACATGTTGAGGTTTGCGAAACTTCTGCATGGGGAAGGGCTTTAGGTAACTTTGGTATTGGTATAGACAGTTCAGTAGCTAGTGCAGATGAGGTCCAAAATGCTATCATCAACGACAAGGGCATGAAAGCGAAAAAACCAACAGATAAAAAAAAACTAACAACAGCTCAATTTGATGCTATGATGAAAGCAATAGTTGACAATCAAGGACTATTAGTTCAACAGAAAATGGAGAACTATACAATGGAAGAGGCACAAAGAAGACAATTGAATGAGGCTATAAAAATGAACATGTAACATGAATTTTGAAAAACAAATCGAAATATTCAGTAAAAGTGATGCTGAATATTATGGGGATAAAAACTTTATCACCAACTCACAATTAGGCAAGCTAGCGAAATCTCCAAAGATACTAGAACATTATAGAAAGTATGGTCAGGATGACACCAATGCTTTATTGTTTGGGAGGGCTATGCACATGGCTGTATTTGAACCTGATAAGTTTTCAGAACAAGTTATAAGATATGAAGGTAAAGTTAGGAGAGGTAAAGAATGGGAATCATTTAAACAAGATAACGCAGATAAAACTATTATATCTTCTTCTGAATACGAATCTGTTTTTAGAATGGTTGACAAGTTAAATAGTATACCTAGAATAAAAGAGTTTGTAACAGGTGGGATTGCAGAAGCTGTAAATTGCTGGCAAGATAGCGAAAGTGGAGTGTACTGTAAGGGCAAGTCAGATATGATAAAAACTGTGAATGGAGTTAAAATGTTAATAGACTTGAAAACTACACAAGAGCACAACGAAGAATCTTTTAGGAGGTCTTGTTATAAATATGGATATGATAGACAGGCTGCCTTTTATACAGATGGATTTGGTGGTGATGAGTTTTGGTTTGTTGTTATAGAAAAGCAACCACCATATGATGTGGGATTGTATATGTGTAGTGATGAATTTGTAGAAGAAGGCAGAAGAAAATACAAAAAACTTCTTGAGACTTATAATGATTATTTCATAAGACAAGAAGAGGATATTAATAATTATTATATAGAATCAATATTATGAGTAAACTAAGAATAGAATTAAAAAACAGAAAAATTACTTTACAAGAAGTATCGACCTATATTTCTAGGTCAAGACCAACAACAACGAAAAAGGTTTTAAAGCCTGAGTTGTTTACAGCTCAAGAGATTAGATTAATTTCTGAGATGTTAAATGTGGACCCAAATTGGGCCTTTAATTATTTATTTGTTTAATTTAAAATTTTAAAAAATGGAAAAAAAAGAAACTATTTATTGTGGTAATGGTAAAGAAGTGAACTTTCAAGATGGAGGTTCTATTGTAAACTTTACCTTACACTTGGATAAAATCAAAGAGCACGTTTATGATTATGAGGGTAAAAAATATGTTAACCTCACAATCTCTGCTTTAAAAGGTGGTGCTAATGAGTATGGTAAAACACACTCTATTAGAATCAACGACTTTGAACCAGATTCAAATAAAGGTAAGGATTCTAAGGACCTGCCTTTCTAATTTTGTTTTTTCATAATTTGCTTAGGGGGGTAACTCCCCCTTGGGCACTAAAGCGAATATTTAAACTAACATTATGCTAATAAAAATAAACAGAGATTCATTTATAGAAAGCTCTAGTATAGAGCAGTATTATTTAGATGGTGTTAAGATTATATTTTATATATCATCTAGAAAGCACGAAGAAATATACGATTCTGAGGAAACAGCTAGTAATGTTTTCAATAGAGTAGCTAGCTCATTTAGGGATGCTACGTCAGAACCAGTAACAAAACCAACAGAACAAAAACTAGCAGAAAAACAAGAAATGTTTTTTAAGTTTTGGGAAATGTATGATAAAAAAATAAACAGGGATGATGCCTTAAAAAAGTGGATGAAGTTGTCTATGGTAGATATGGGTGAGGCACTAAATGTTTTACCCATGTATGTTAAGTCTACTCCTGACAAACAGTATAGAAAGAACCCATCTACATGGATATATCAAAAGGCATGGAGAAATGAAATAATATCAAACGAAACAAAACAAGTATATCAAAAACCAAAATTTACAAATGTTGATAAATAAAGAACAAATAGAAAGAACATTATTAGGGAAGATAATAAACAACCCACAAGAGTATTATAACAATCACTCTTTAATAGACCCTAACCTATTCTCAAATGTATTTAATAGACGTTTGTATAACATTTTGTCTGAAAAGTTAGACAAAGGAGATAAGATAGATTTAGTTGACTTGGCAGAAAGCATAGACAATATAGAGGATGTAGCAGTTATGATGAAGGATGATGCTATGTTAGAAACACAAGCACAAACTTGTGTATTAGTTTTGAATCAATACAAGAAGAAAGAACAATTAAAAGATTTTACTTCTAAGGTAAACAAAATGATTAGTGATGATGAGGATGTTTTTGAGATTATGAACTATGTAGATGAAGAGGTTGTGAAAATATCAAGCATAGACAATGAGGGTGTAGTAGAAATAAAAGACCAAATAAATGACTTGTTAAAGTCTATAGAATACAAAATGAATAACAAAGGTCTGAATGGTGTTACCACAGGATTTAATAACATAGATAAATTTACAGGTGGTTGGCAAGAAACAGATTTAGTTATAGTGGGTGGAGCATCATCTATGGGTAAAACATCATTAGCTTTAGCTTTTGCTTTTAACGCATCTTTTTATGGTAAAGTACCTACAGTTTTGTTTTCATATGAAATGAGTAACCAGCAATTATTAAGTAGATTAATTTCATCTGACTCAGGAATAGATAACAAGTGGATACTAAAAGGTAGCTTAGACCAAGCAGAGTTAGGTAAAATACATGAATCTGCAGGTAGGATAGAGCAAACACCTATTTATATAGATGACTGCAATAACTCATCACTGAGATATTTAGTAAATAAAATTAGGCAGTATGTTATAACCAAAAAAGTAAAGTTAGTAATGGTAGATTATTTGCAGTTGGTGACAAACAACAAAAAAGGAAGGAGTAGAGAGCAAGAGGTATCTGAAGTAGCAAGGTCTCTAAAAAACGTGGCAAAAGAGCTTAAAATAACTATCATAGCCCTTTCACAACTAAATAGGGGTGTTGGCCAAAGAGCAGAAAGCAGACCTACAATAGCAGACTTAAGAGAATCTGGTGAGATAGAGCAAGCTGCAGATATGGTTGTTTTAATATATAGACCTGAGTATTATGGTATAGATACAGATGAAAATGGTAACAGCACAGAAGGTTTAGCTGAGGTTATATTTGCTAAAGGTAGGAATGTAGGAACAGGTGTATTAGGATTGAGGTTTCAAAAAGAATTAACTAAGTTTCATGAAATACAAAAGTAAAGAAAAAAAAGCTATAGATGTAGCTAGAGGAAAGAAAGCAGAAAAAAATTATGCTAAACTTTACACCAACGTAGAGTGGCCAACAGAGATGCAAGATATAAAAGAACATTGGGATGTTAAGGTAGAGGGGTACAAGATAGACGTTAAAGCTATAAAAAAAGATGATGAAAACATTCACTTTGTAGAGTTTAAAAATGTTCAGGGCAAGAAGGGTTGGCTGTATGGAGATGCAGATGGCTTTGCTTTTGAAACTAAAGACTACTGGGTTGAAGTAAAGAAAGAAAAGCTACAAGATTGGATTCATGAAAAATGCGTGGACAAAGTTATGGGTTGGAATGTTTATGAATTATCTAGTAGACCTGGTGCTAAAGATTTGTTTACCAAAGTCCCTACAATAGACTTATGTTACATAGGTAAAATAAAAAAGAAGGCATGAAAAAAAGAATATGGCACATAGAAGTTGAGTATAAATGGAGAAATGTAAGGAGAGTTAAGGGTATAAATAAACCAGCTAAGGAATATAAGACAGGGACTTTTGTTACTTGTGCTGTTGGGGATACAGTAGCACAACTTAATAAAGATGGTTTCTTAAGATGGTCCATAGCAAATAAAATAAAATCATCAACACTCATAGAGCTTGAAATAACAGGTTGGAAATGGAGAGAGGACATGGGAATGAGTAATGATGTATATAAAGATTAATAACCAAAATAATTAAATATGAAAAAAGCGATTTTTATTTTGCTGTTAGCTTTGACGTTTCAAAGCTCAGCACAGATTAAAGAAGGTCATTACATGTCAACTGTTTCTAGTTATGTAGATTTTGATTCTGATGGTATACCATTTAATGAAAATGCCTACATAGATACAACTTACATACAAGTTAGTAGTCATGGGTTTAGATTAATGTATAAACTAGGTGATTATGGTTCTTTTTATCCATGGTCCTTTGTTAAAAGGAATGAAGAAGGACAATACTTATATACTGTTTATTTACAGGATGCTTGTAAAATAAACCTAGAAAAAGGTTACTTTATATTTTATTATAACTTTAATAAAGAGACAGGCTTTTATGATAAAGCTACTAATTATAGAAAGTTAAAATATTTGTATGAGTAAAAAAGGTAGGATAAAAAATGTCAAAGCCATTAGTGTTGATGGTATAAAATATAGGTCAAGATTAGAGGCTTTTACATCTATAGAGTTAAGAAAAGCTAAGATAAAGTTTCATTATGAAAAAGAAAAGTTTGTCCTAATGGATAAGTTTAAATATGATGGAAGCTCTATAGAGAAAAGAAAAAAGAAAGGTAAGTTAGTTTATGATGAGGCTTCACAATCAGTGAGGTCAATAACTTATGTACCTGATTTTACTAATATTAAGCAAGGCTGGATAATAGAGGTAAAAGGGTTGAAGTCTGATGTTTTTAACGTCAAATGGAAACTTTTTAAACAATATCTTGCAAAAAACAAGTTAAATTACGACCTTTACATGCCTGGAAGTAAAAAACAAATATTACAAACTATAAAATTAATTAAAGAAAAAAATGGGAATACTAAAAAAAATATTTAGTGGAGGTGCTAGTGAACTAGTAGACTCTGTAGGTGGTGTACTAGACTCATTGACTACATCTAAGGAAGAAAAACTAGAAGCAAAAAGAAAATTAAAAGAGATGATTTTATCTCATCAAGCTCAAATGGAATCTAACATAACAGATAGGTGGAAGGCTGACATGAACTCTGATTCCTGGTTAAGTAAAAATGTAAGACCATTGACCCTTATATTTATGTTAGCTTGTACCATGTTATTAATATTTATTGATGCAGGGTACATAGACTTTCAAGTTAAACCTCACTTTGCTGACCTGTTACAAATTGTGTTAATTACAATCGTGGGTAGCTACTTTGGGGGAAGGTCAATAGAAAAATTAAGAAACAATAAAAGTAAATAAAATGGCAAAAGAAATTAAAATTGACGAAACAATCATCAAAGATGTAACTAAATTAAGAAACGAAGTTAGCAAGATAATGTTTGACTTTGGAAACTTAAAGTTAGAAAGAATAAATTTAGAGCAAAGAATATCTGATATTGATAAAGTAGAGTCAGATATGGCAGCTAAATATAAAGGCAATATAACTAGAGAGCAAAGAATAGCTGAGAAGCTAAAAGAAAAGCATGGAGATGGTGTAGTAGACCTAGACAAAGGTGTATTTATACCAAATAAAAAATAGTTAGTCTCTATGTAGTGTTACTGTGAATACCACTACTCCTAAGAATAGTTGTACTTCATAATAATTATAATCCATGTCTGGTTCGTAATGCCTGATTCCAAACACTATACCATGAGAAAACTGAAAGCCAACACCAATCCTTTTCATTTCTTCCACTTATTTAATGGACAATCTGAAACCTCCCACCTGGCTTTAGTAGGTATGTAACACCCACATAGTGAACAGGTATTACCACCAGCTAGTTTATCACAAGTATTACAAGTTCTTATTCTAATCATGTAGTCAGTGTCATTTACATTTTTAAGACCATTAGCTACGTGTTTAGTTGACGTAGCTATAAAGTTTTGAGCTCTTTTTAATAAGCTTAACTTATCTTTTTTCTTCCCACATCCAGGAAGTCCTTCACATTTTTTTTTCATTTAACTGATTTTTAAATTCTCTTTTCTTTCTTCTGTATTCACGTTTAGCTTCTAAACAACCCTCACATCTACAACCATTTCTATAAGCTGTAACAGAAGGACATGGCTTTGCTTTCCTACCTCTAGATGCAGCGTAGTTACAACTAGCATGGGAAAACGCTATGTTTTCTAAATCAAAAAATAATTCTTTAGGATTGTCAGAATCTAACCATGGAGTTTTATGCTCCACTGTAAACTTATCTATATTAGTTATTTCTGTACCACATTGATAACACCAGTTAAGACCTAACTTTTTAGCGAAAGAAAACAGTATTGATTTTTTTAACCTGTTAGAAGCTGTGCCAGGATTCATTCCTAGTTGCTTTTTCTTTTTTTCTTTGTGGTACATTATCTATTTTTTTTAACGCCCCTTCTTCTGCCACCTTCGCCTGGCATCCCTCTGTTTTTTGATTTTCTTATTACTTTAACTTCTTCTGAATTGATACCTTTAGTATGATGAACATCCATTCCATCACCTTTTGTTACCATGCCTTTTCTAGCTAGTCTTCTCCTTGCTCTATTTCTAGCAGCTCTATCCTTTTTAGATTTCTCTGAACTTTGAAATTTTTTATATTCTTTTTTGTAATCTCTCATAACTTTTTTAAAAGAAAAGGGGGGACTAAAAAAAGAAGTGCTCCCCCCTAAATCAAAACTAACATGAAAAACGTATAAATATAGTAAAAATTATCTGTAATAAATATTAATTAATTACAAAACTTACTAACATTTATATGTTTAAGACTCTATATCCTTACTTTCTATTAAGGTGTAAGTAAATTTATTACCCCAAATTGCCTTAGCTTCATAGCATATATCTAAGAACTCATGCCAGTCGTCATTGTTAGCAATCACTTGACAACCAGCAGACCACTTGTCAACTTGCGTAGAAGTCTTACCCTTTCTACCTGTTGCTCTGTGTATGTTTATACCATACAATCCTGTTTGGGTATTGTTGTCATCTAAGTCATATCTATCATCTTTGTTTGCGTCTCTATAAACAGTGACAGGACCACATTGACCTAACGCTGGGTATTTACCAGCATGTAATCTAATTTTGTGGGAACGCCTGTACTGTCCAGGCTTCATCATAGCCACCCCTTCCTTTCTTATAATATTTTTGGTCCAGTACCTTCCTGGGTCTGTAGTACAATCATAACAATGAAATTTCCATTCTCCATCTTCTTTGTATGATATAGTAATTTTATCATCAAACTTGTTTGTAACTTCATCTCCAGTATTAGAGTTTCTAATACCTACAATATTAACGTCAAAACCTTTATTGTTTTTGTCTTCAAACCAAACGTAACCTTTTGATTTTACTGCTTTTTCTATTTGTTCTCTTGTGTAACTCATAATTATTTATCTTTTATTTCTTGTTCTTTTAATATTTCTTCGTAATCTTCTTTTCTTATTAAGTTTTTAAAGGCACCCATCTCTTCAATATTTCTGTCTGATAATATTAAGCTCATAAATTCTTCTGATAATTTTAAATCTTTCATTATAACTCTAGCCACTCCAGGGCCTCCAACGCCTTGTATAGTTCCAACTATATTTTTATTTCTAGGAACATACCTCATGTGTCCAAGACCATATTTCATAGAGACTTTAAAAACATCTCTAAGATGCTGTATATATTCTATATTTTTTTCAATCATTTCCTCATAAGTCCTTCCACTTTCCTTAATATTATCTTTTATTTTAGTGTCAACATCTTTTGATATAAATCTAAATTGTTGAGCTAAATTTATTTCACCCTCACTGTGACCTACTAATCTTCTTAGCTCAGTAACTAAATCTTTATCTTCATTTATGCTTTTTAATTCTACTATCTTACCACTACCATCTAACATTATTTCTGTTATAGCACCCTTTGGTAGCATCTCTCCTTCCTCTACCCTTCTCCATCCTTCTTTAACACCATCTTGAGGTTTTTGAAGTGATGCTTTTATAACATCTGTTAGGTGTTTAGCAACTGTTGGGGAAACATCTTTTAATATGTGTTTCATAGCTTTAGCCACCTTTACGTGTTCGCTATCTCCTTCTCTCCATATTACATCTCCATCATATTTGTTGTTTAAGTTTTTATCATTCTCAAGTATTTCCTCCATTACTTCAGCTATCTTTTGTTTACCACCAGGTAAAAAATCACTTAAAAGTCTATGTAAGTGTTTACTATTATTGAGATAATCATGAGTAGGATTCTCAATAGGGTTAGTAAAGTGTCTTAATATAGATTTTAAACCACCTACAGCATCATGTCTAGTTGCATTTATATACCTCCAAACTCCAGTCTCTGGATGACTTACTATCATAATATCATTAT